CCGGCCAGCCTTAGAGGCTCTAGCGTCCATCTGCTCGACGACAGGGCGGAAGGCTGCACTCATCAGCGGGTTAGTACCCATCAGGTTTTGCATCACAACGTCTTGCGTTGCACCAATAAACGGCGAACCGTTAATCGCCATCTGGCGGGTGCCTGACAAGGCCATTTCGGATTCAGGTGAGAAACCTATAGTGGTCTGACCGGGGTAATAAGTTGGCTGATCTTGGTATAGGTTTTTAGCCTCAGATAAACCAAACTCCAAAAACGGTTGCGCGTATGCTGGTGCGCTAGTTGTCTGTGTGATTTGTCTGGTGTCGCCACCGCCGCCTTTACTCATCTCTCAAATCCTTTGTCAAAACCACCGACGTTGCGGTGTAATCTTTCAGTTGTCTTTGCCAGCCCTTACGGCCATTGATCTCCATCGCGTCGCAGCCCTGCGCCTTAGCCCAAACTGCGATAGACTTCTCAGCCTCAACCAGCTCATCTAAGTCACCGCCTGCAAGCCATATTCGGCACACGGTTAGGCTGGGGTAGTCAACAACTTCGGTTATAATACACGACTTTTCCAGAGGATGTAACTGTGCCTCACCAGTGGCGCAGGCAAGGTATACGTCTTCTATTGAGTGCGTGCCGCCAGAGTATTCAAGCGCATCCGCAATAAATTTTCTGTTTTCCTCAAACTTCGCTTTGATCCTGTCCTTACCCAATAATAAGGTAGGCGAAGTCTGCGTCGTGTCCTTGGTTGTCATGATTTATAACCATAGTTCCGTTTACACTTGTGGCATCAATATATGGATTGTGATGCCAAGGATTATGCGCCACACCGCAAAAAAACACTAGGCTCTCTGTGCTGTAACGCGGGTCGTCGTGTGTGGTCTGCGTTGTGTTTGAGGGAAACGTCACATACCCAACGCTGTTTAGGCCGCCGTTAATCGTGCGGTTTAAAACCTCAGCCACCTCACGCGTTGTGGCGGTGACAGGGTTTAATGTCCTAAAGTTTGCCTTGCGTTCTTCAATAGTCATCGACGGCCAATCTTTCTGGCCTCAATGTCTATGCCTTGGATGTATTTGAAATCGTAAAACTCCAGCTTGGCTCTGTGGTATCTGCCTGACGCCCTAAATGGGATAAAGCCAGCGTCGTTCATCGTCTGCGTTGATGTGAAAGACACGAGCGCTGTTGACTTGTCTCTGGTGCCAACCTGCGCGTCAACGCTGCCAACATCAAAATATGGGTAAAGCCTTGTGACGATACTGTGGCTTCCCTGAGATATTGCGGCCTCGCCAGTGACAATTGTGGCGGGGTACTTTCCAGTGCCAGTAAATGTATGGATTGTGTCGCCAACGGCACCGCCAAAGAAATACTCCCCGCCCTTAAAAATCTGGCTGTCTGTCTGGATTGATAGGGCGTCTATTGTCGCGCTGATTGCATCAAGCTGGTCAACGGTGTAGCCGCCAGAATAAAACGGCGCAAGGTATGACATGCTGATCTCAACCAGAGACCAACGGCCAAGCACATAATTGTAGATAATAATTTTGTCGGGGTCGCCGGACGGAGATGAGTTTGAGGTGTAAGACCACATCGCAATCTGGTTTAGCGGGTCAACGCTGGCCGACATCTTTTCCTTAAACGCGGAATTGAAGTCATCAGCAAACCACTTGTTTACCTTTTCCGTGCCAATCGGCTGGACTGATTGGCCATCTGTGGCGTAGAAGCCGTCATCCGAAAGGAAGAAGACCTTGTTTCCCACGTTGCAGATTGAGTTTTTGACCTTACAGCCACGCTGGTTTTCAATGCGGTCAAACTGAAAAATTAGTGGTGGGCCTGTGTAAGTCGCACGCACGATGGCGCGTTCCATCAAGATGATGGCAAATTCACCGCCCACGACTCCCTGACAAGCGCCAGCGTCAACAACGTCTTGGAAGTCACTTTGGTCAATTCCTGATGTCCAGCTCGATATATCATTAAAGCCAGACCACCTAACGCGGTACGGAATCCGCCCTGAGCCTTCATCTACGTTTGCGAGAAACACAAAGTCACGGACAACAGCGCAATCATCCGCACGCGCGGGGCTTCCAGACACATCGCTAAACACAGTGTCCGTGCCAAGCTGGAACTTTTGCGGGATTTCACCTGTGCCGCCAGTGGCAATGATGTACTCACCAAATTGCACAAATTTCCAGCGCTCACCGCCAGTAAGAGAGTAACCGCCAGCCTTGCTGATGTCGTCTAGGTTGTTTGTGGCTGGATTGAACTCATATAGCTTTGTATCATCGCCAGCGAACAACTTGGCATTTCCGTTGTTATCTTTGGCCGCAAATACGCCCCTGATGTTGCCGCTTGCTGCGTTGCTATAGGCTACAGACTGCGGGAACACACGATATCCAGCAGCCGCTGGAATTACGTTTGTGGCCTCAATGAGACCGGGGTTGCTGAAGTCAGGCTGGTCTGGCAGCCACTCGCCAAATGGTATCATTGTCCTATCCAATTCCCTGCTGCTGCGGTTGACCCTGCTGACCATACACCAACTTGCGTTGCCGCAACAGACCACGGTGGGGTTGCTGGCGTTGTTGATGCCCACTGTTCGCCACGGATAACCATAGTAAGTGACCCATTAAAGACAGCCTTGCCGGTTGACGCGCCGTTAAACACAGCAAACACATTTGCCGCTGATGTGATCTGCGTTGAGGCAGCGGCCTGTGCAAAGGTCAGGAAGTTTGAGCTTGACGCAGCTGAGGCAGACATTGCGACGGAGGCCGAGACTGTCCGTACCCTAGTGATGTCAGATGTGGCGCTGCCAACAGCGTTGACCAAAGCCTCAAACGGCCTGACGCGAAGAAATGCGCTAGAGGCAGTATTTATGGCCTGAACGTCTCCGGCGACAGTCCTTATGCGCGTAATGTCAGAGCTTGATGATACAGCCGCATTAACTGAGGCTGATACAGTTTTGACCCTGACGCTGTCGCTTGCCGCTGAGGCTGATACAGCGGCGGTGCCGCCGGACACTTTAACCTCAAGGCTCAGGGCGTCCAGCGTCCCATAGTCCCAGCTATCTAAATCGCCCCAGCCATCCATATGGTCAAGGGCAACAGCAGTCCAAGCGACCCTGTCACCAACCGTGTCAACGGCAAACGGTAGGGCGTCTACGGTGCCGGTCAGGCGATCTACTGGTGCTGTGGTTGCCATCTATCCGCCTTTAGTCTGCGGTAATGTCCATATCACCGATTGCGATTTTCAGGATGTCGCCAGATGAAATTACCTTACTTGCAGTCAATGCGCCGTGGATCAGCAGATTGCCTGAAGTCAAAGCATCAAAAATGCCAAAGTGGCTAACCGTACCCCAAGAGCCTGTGGCCGCATTAAACTCAACAGCCGCGTCGTTTGATGCGGTGCCAGAGGCGGCAGCGCCAAAGCTGATGCTTTCGCGGGCATAGTTGTTGCCGGTCAGCTCAGTGCCGCTGTTGTCGTCGTTAAACGATCCGGTTGATAGACCAACGTAAACTGTGGTCGGCATTGTATATGCGCCGGTTCCAAGGATGTGGTCGAGAATTTCGTTTTCGAGATAGTCACTCATTGCACTCATAATTTAAGTCCCCGCAGCTTGCGATTGGCGTTGATAAATGCTGCTGATTTGCAGCGAGCCTGTGCCGTAGTGAGCGCGTTGCTCGTCTACTTTTATTTCCTCAAGAGCCTTGTCAAATCGAGCCATATATTGTGCGGCGCGAGCCTCATCAAGAAGGTACGCATAAGCCTCAGCTAACGACCCATACAGATAGGCGTCTGGCGAGCGCGTCAAAACGTCGTTGACAAGATTAGTCGCAGATAGCGGCTCAATGTTGCCAATGTAAACAATTTCTGCCTGATAGCTTGTGTCAGGGATCGGGCGAAGTTTCATCTCAACGCCAACGATGCTAAAGCCTTTGGGCTTACCGTGACCATTTGAGGCATACTGCTCATCTAGTGCCACAGGGCTATAATATTTTAAGATAGTCAATGGCGACGTAAGCAACTTAACCTCACGGATTTCGCGCATGTCAGTCGGCAGCGATATGTACTCATTGCCCTGCGTCAAAGAAGCGATAGACCGCTTTTCCTGACTGCGTGATTCCAGCTCTCGGCTCATGCGCCCCTCAGCCAGAGCAATAAAGTCAGGAATTTGCGCGGTCAGGTCTGAACGCGCCAAGAAGTTGGCTATGGATGCCTGCAAATCTGTGTAAGTCGCAATCGCCATTATAGGTCCCCGCCGCCTGTCCTGAAGTCTCTGTTCTCGCTACTGTTCAGCCAAGCCTTCCAAGCCTTAGGGTTTTGGGCTGGCGGGCCTAGTGTCTCTAGCAGGTGATTATACACGACATTTGGAATTTCCGCCACATGCTGTACATGACGCTGCGTATTGACGGTCATGTTTGGGCGGTAGTCGTTATTCATCTGCTTGTTAATCTTAATCAGATCGTCGAACCGCTGCGTTGTCTCAATGACAGTGGAGCCGTCATTGTTCTGGTTCATGTACACATCTTTTTTGGTGTATGGGTCTGTGTATAAAACGCGCTTCATATTTCTTCCCTTGTAAAATAGAGGGGGCAGTCGCCCGCCCCCTCAGTTTTATTACAATCCGTTAAGATCGAAGATTGCAGCGTGCGCCTTAGGGGCGGTCGGCTTGAGTGACCACTCCGAAATCAGGTGGCTAGTTTTTGCGTCGCCGTCCTGACTAAGTTCCTGCTCAAGGAAGTTACGTCCGTTGAGTGTAGCGATTGACACAAAGTTTGGATCAATCAAGAACACACGGTCGTTACCCATAAAGCGGGATGGTACAGCCTGCACAGTGCCAAAATCTGTCAAAAACACAGATGTTGAACCGACGTAGGTGACTTCCTTAGCGGCAGTCATGTTTACGTCGTTAGACACAAGGTTGCCGGTAGCTGACAGGTCTGAGAAGTTTGCACGGTTTGTGGCCGATGCAATCATTAGCTCAGGCTTGCCGCCCTCGGTCCACGCATCCTGCATCCCATCTTCGATGAGTGCAAGGGTCAATGGGCGAGCAGTACCAGCGCTGATGGCGTCTGTTCCGTCGCCTGTGGCAAACGCACCAGACGCACCGACTGAACCGTTTGTGATCCAGCAAGACAGTGACGCTGACTTGCGTGGGTCTGAACCGTCGCGTGCAACGTCTGTGTCACCGATTGACTTTTCGATGTCACGGCGAAGCTCAAGTGCCTTCAGCACCTTCTGGTAGTTATGCTCACGCTCACGCCCGGCTGAATCAACAGCGTCGAGTGTTCCTGATGTAGCAAAAACCTTCTTACTGATCTGGTGGTAGTTACCGATCCGTGAAGTTGGTGTAGCCGCAGCAGTCGCGGTGGTTGCACCTTCATTGTGGTAGTTAGTGGCGCTGGCGCTTGCCAAGTCCTGAACTTGCCATTCAACGAAGATTCCGTTTGAAGTTTCTTTTTTCACATTGGAAAAAATTGGAGTTTCTGCCGGATCAATCCGGTAGATGATGTCAGCGAGCTGCTCTTTTTCGCCCACTGCGTTTTGTGTTGTGAACACGGCCATTGTTTTGTTCCTTCGGGTTATCTACCCATTAAAAGTTGTACAGCAGCGTCAACGGTGCCAGCCTTTTCAAACTGTTCACGCGCCTTCCGCTTTGAACGATTAGCAACTTCGCGCTTGGTTGCCGGTTGCCCTGCCTTGGCCATCTTCGGTGCTTGGCGAGTGCGCTTTTTGGTTGTGGGTTTCTTTTCCATTAGATTGTCCCACTTCCACGCTTTATAGAGAAGCTCAATCGCGCGGGCATCGCTCGCGGATGAGATTTCTTCCTCACTAAACCCGACACGCCTCTGCGCGTACTTAATGACTTCTTTGCGTTCAAACTCGCGGGTCTCGTCATTTTTCCACTCAGGTATGCGCTCAAGCATTTCGACACGTTGGTTAGTGAGGTGCTGCTTTAAATGCGCCTCATGCTCCTGTGCCTGTTGTTGGGCAATTCTCTGACGCTCTGCTGCAACTTCGTGGGCTTGCTTTTGTTGCTTATCCCACTCGGTCTTGGCAAAGAAAATGTCGTCAGTCGAATAGCCCTCATTTTTCAAGGCTGCCCAATCAGGTTCCTCAGTGAGGTTTGTCTGCTGGAGCTGGATTTGCAGTAACTCAAGTTGCTGCGCGTAAGCGTCTCGGAGCTGTTTTGTCTCTGCCGCCTCAGCAGCAAACGCCTTGCGTTGCTCGGCCAGCTCCATTGATCGCTTAGTAAATGCCTCCTGACGCTGATAACCCTTGAGGGCTTCTTCAAGGTTAACTTCCACTTCCTTGCCATCCACCTTTACGGTGTAGAGCTTTTCGGCGGGTTCCTCGTTGTAGTCCTCATCGTCATCATCGTCTTCGTAGGCATCTTCGCCGTCATCAGCCTCATCATCATAGTCGTCATCTTCGGGGGCGTCCTGCGCCTGATCTTCGGATGAGACTTGCGCCTCGGCTTCGGGCTGTTGAGGCTGATCTTCAGCCTCATTTCGCTCATCTGTAACGGTGTCCTCGATGGGAGTGTTCAGAAGGCTAATTGCATCATTCATTGAAATTGCGTCGGTTCCATTAGGAGTATCGACCATAATATGTCTACCTTATCTCTTGTTAAAAGTGGCTCGCCGCTTGAACTCATCAAGCTGCGATTGAGCCATCTTACCATCCGATATCACCGTTTGAAAATACCCCTTTAGGGCATCAAGGTTTTGGCTTAATTGATAAATTCTCTCACGGTCTTCGACCTCACTGATGCCGCTAGACCGCCACGCTTGTATAAATTGACGCTCCAGATAATCAAACGCCTCAGTTAATAATTCATTCCGCAGCAGCGCCTCTGCCTTTTCAGCGCGTGCAACGGCCTCCCTTGCCTTGCCTTCGTTCATGTTTTTCCTAACTTAGTAACGTGTAGCCTGTCGTCGGATATGGCTGGTCAAAATATTCTGGGCGATATGCGCCTTGGCGTCTAAACGCGGTATTGGCCGCAGCAAAATCTGCTGGCGAACCAAAGCCAGTGCCGTATTGCTGCTGGAACTGTGGAAGCCCTGTCGGGGCAACGTCTAGCAGACCCATACGCGCATACGCGTCACCGGGCTGCCCAAATGCGCCTCCGCCTGCTGCCGCTGACGCCTGATAGCCTGTGTCTA